AAGCTTATCATCGTTGGCACCCGACTCGCCGCCCAGGATCTGTACTCCGAGATCCGAAAGCCCGAGTGGTATGTCACAGGCGAGTCGCCTTACACTTACCTTTCGCAGCCCGCTGTGCTTGAGATGACGGATGATCCGAAGACTTGGAAGACTCTATGGCCTAAGACTAATGTCGAGCCTATGGGGCTCGACAAGGTAGAGCCAGATGAGCAGGGTCTATACCCTATGTGGAATGGTCCGGCTCTCGCCGAGAAGCGCAACCAGATGAGCGCGGAGACTTGGTCACGTGTATACATGCAGGCTCAGATCAGTCAGTCCACTACGTTCACACAGCAAGAGATTGACGGCTGTACGAACGGTGGCCGTCTTCCAGGAGTTATTGTTCCCGGCTTCCCCGGTGTCCGTCCAGAAGGTATGGCAGGGCTCTACGTGGTCGCCGGACTCGACCCGGCAGCTACTAACTATACAGCTATGGTTGTCGTCGGGGCGGACCTTTCTACTGGCCGACGATATGTTCTAGACGTTTGGAATCAGCACGGAGCCCTTCCCGCCCAAATCGCGGCGGTCATGAAGGAATGGACACGACGTTACGGAGTGAATGAATGGCGAATCGAGTCCAACGCCTACCAGGCTAGTATCCTCCAGGATGAGGACCTGAGCACCTGGATGGCATCCCGTGGTGTTCGTATGTCCGCTCACACGACAGGAAAGAACAAGTGGGATACTCAGTGGGGCGTCGCTACTATGGCAAACTTGTTCAAGGGCTTCGAGCAAGGACGAAACGCCATCGAGTTCCCGAGCCGCAGAAACCACTCTGGTCTCCAAGCCCTTGTCGAACAGCTGGTTGCTTGGTACCCTACGCCTACCATGAACAAGGCGCCTGTCCAAGACTGCGTGATGGCTCTATGGTTCTGTGAGATTCGATGCCGCGAACTCCTTGACTTCCAGGATGGCTCTGCGCATTGGGATGCTGGCTGGCTCTCTGAGCGAGAGCGTGAGGAACAAGTAGTTATCAATATCGACTGGTATCAGGCTTCACAGGGTTTCACCAACCAACCTGATCTTCCCGAGCCAGTGATTATCAATCCAGGTCGCTGGTGGGAGGCTTAATGGCCAGTGTGTATGAGATCGCCAAGAAGGTAAACGCGACACGTCTCCGTTACTATTCTCGTGATCTACGTATGAATGAGGTGCGCGCCGTTCGCGCATCTGAGCTTGACCGTGTGGCACCTGGCCTTCTGGCCGACGACTTTCCCAAGCCGATCGTCTCCAATGTCATCAACGTGGCGGCCCAGTACTCTGCTGAGCAGATCGGCGTGATGCCAACCGTCTCCTGCACAACCGGAGTCATGGTTAGTGACCGCCAAAAGAAGTACGCTCAGCGCCGCACGCTGATCGCCCATAACTACCTTGAGAACTCTCGTATCAAGGTCAACCTTGTTGAGGCCTCCGACTGGCTCAACACCTACAGTTTCCTGCCTATCGTTCTTGAACCGTTCTTCGGTGATGAGGAAGTTCAGGCAGGTCCGCGACTGCGCTTTGAGAATCCGCTGGGCTGCTACTACGAACTAGATGTCTACGCCCGCACGCGTTACTTCTTCAAGGTGTATGACTCTGACGTGGACTCGCTCTGTGCGAAGTTCCCTCATCTAGCCAACGCGCTACGAACGGGTACCCACGCTGAGAGTAACCAGAAGCTCGAACTTGTCAACTACATGGATGACACAGACATCATCTGGTTCGTCCCCTCTAGGGACAACCTAGAGCTTATGCGCATCCAGAACAAGTTCGGACGTTGTCCGGTGTTCGTTGCTGAATCTCCTAAGTTTGATGATGAGAATCGCGGCGCGTACGATGATGTGATCTGGATCCAGATTGCCCGTGCGGTGTTTGCCCAGATGGGTATGCGCGCCGCTAAGAAGGCAGTCAACTCGCCGCTGGTTGTTCCCAGCGACGTGGTCAATATTCCTTTCGGTCCCGACCGTGTGATTCGCACGAACAACGGTAGGGACATCCACTACCCGGCTCTTGACATGTCTCCGGCTGCTTGGCAGCAGGGAGAGATCCTGAACCAGGACATCACTGTCGGTGCTCGTTTCCCAGAGGGTGCCACAGGCAAGTCTCCTGGCTCGATCGTTACCGGTCGTGGTATGGAAGAGTTGATGGGAACCATTGACTCCAAGGTTCGCACCTACCAGCTGATCATCGGTGATGCTCTCCGCCGTGCTGTTGGTGCTGCCTTTGAAATGGATGAGAAGTTCTGGCCCACTAAGCAGCGCTTCATCCGTGTTCAGGTCAACGGTCAGCAGTTTGAGGAGACCTATGTTCCGAGTCGTGATATCGCAGGGGTATACCAGGTCGATGTCACCTACGGTATGGCTGCGGGAATGGACCCTAACCGGGCCCTTGTGTTCCTCCTACAAGCGCGTGGAGACAAGCTCATCAGTCGTGACTTTGCTCTGCGACAACTGCCTTTCGACGTTAACGTTGATCAGGTCATGGAGCAGATCGACACCGAAGAGATGACTGATTCCCTGAAGCAGATGCTTGCTCAAACGGCTATGGCTATCCCAGCTATGGCTGCACAGGGTGCTGATCCGATGGACACTATCACCAAGCTCGCTACTGTCATGAAGAAGCGAGAGTCTGGGGTTCCTCTACACCAGGCTATCCTTGAGGCCTGGACACCACCTAAGCAGCCTCCACAGGACGACCAGACGGCCCAGCAGGGCCCTCCCGGTATGGCCGGTCCTCCAGGGCCTCCTGGAGCCCCCCAGGGGCCTCCTGGCCAGATGGGGCAGCAGCCCCAGCAGCAGGACATCATGAAGATGCTCAGTGGCCTCTCTGGTGGTAGTGGAGCACCGAACCTACAGGCTAACGTTCAGAGGAAGATTCCGATTCAGTGACAGACCTAGACCGACTTAAGAAGATCATGGTGTCTCAGGGCATCAGCATCGAGGACGACCGATTCGTCCGCGCATTCCGCATCTTTGAGAATCCAGCGGGATGTGAAGACTGTGGAGCGCGAACTAAGGTTGCCGTTCCCAACCCTAAGAAGAAGAACTCGTACGTTACGAGTTGCTGCAAGAAGGTGATTGGCTAATGGCTAACGCAGGCGGACGCCAGTTCTCGCGTCCTGATTTCTCCGATGCAGTTCCTCCCACTCCTCCCCGTCAGGGTGACATGGGGCCGGACAGCATGGGCCACAACCGTGTAGACGAGCACACTTTCGAGTCTGGCTCCGTACCGGCGAACACCGGTGCTATCGAGGCTAACTGGACTGGACTGGTTGACTCTGACGGTCTAGACGGCCACAGCATGGACTTCACCGCTATGGCTGGTGGAACTGGTGTGGCGAACAAGTGGCCGGGTGAGGGTATCCGTGGATTCCGCTCTACACCGGTCGGTGGAACTTACAACCCTGGACAGGGATCCTCTCCGGGCAACCCAGGAACTGAGCGTAGCGGAGCTAGCTAAACATGATGCGATTCCCGATCGATGACGATGATGACAACGATGAGTTGGTGCCATTTCCGGTACCGCCAGGTTCTCCCAAGAAGGGAACCAAGTGGCTGATCCTCGGTGCATTCTTTGAGCTGATCGGGGATCTCTTCAAGGCCTTCGCCATGTTCTTCAGTTCTCTTACTGAAGAGTCCCTAGCCAAGTATCGATCTGAGCGTAACCGCCAGGCTTTCGCCGAACAGGCATCTCGCGAGATCGAGATGCTAATCTCAGGAGCACATGATGCCACCACCACAGAATCCGGCCGGGGTGTCGGGGCCGGGTCCGCTGAGTAGGCGAACTGATGGTGGACCCGCGCAAGCACTAAAGGACCTACCCGATGCCAAGTATGGCGAGAATTCTCAATTCCAAGCTCTACAGCAAGGCGCTTCGCTATCTGCTTCTCCCTCTCCGCAGGGACAAGCACAGCCTTTCGACCAGAATGCTCTCCCGGCGAATCCGGCTGCTGGTCAGGTAACTCCGCTATCTGCTCCAACTGCTAGGCCTGATGAGCCTGTAACTGCTGGTGCAGCTATGGGTGCTGGTCCTGGCCCTTCCGCCCTTGGTGGTCAGCCTGCTCAGGTTGCCTCGCAGGACATGGGAAAGATCAGCCAGTCTCTGCCTCTGTTCGAGATGATGGCAAACATGAACGATGCTACTCCATCTACTCGACTATTTGTCAATCTGTTGAAGGGTGCTCCGTAATGGCTTCTTCACTGGCTACGCCTATGAACTTCATGGGCAATGTGCTGGACAATATCCAGCAGGATCCTAAGGCAGCTCAGTATCCTGAGCTTGCTGTTGGTGTAGCAGTGGATACCCTTCGGAACACCCCAGTAGATCTGTTCAGCAATATCCCCCACTTTCAGTCTGAGGTAGATAACAGTGACAGTCCAGCCCTTCCAGCCGGAAGCTCAGGGAGCTAGCGGCTCTCTCGGCACCTCTGGTGCGCTAGGACAGTCCGGCACACTGGGCACTTCCCAGGCTGTTGGCACCCAGCAAATTCAGGACCAGCAAAACCTAGCTGCTATCACCTCCGCTCAGGAACAGGCTGCTCAGCAGGAGCAGCAGCCAGACAAGTCTAAGGGATGGTCTCTGACCAACCCTTTCCAGGACATCGGCCAGATCTGGCATGATGTCGAGTCGCACACCATCTCTCCTGTTTTTCATGCGACCAACTGGCTGTTCACTAATCTGATCAAGCGTCCATATACGACGATTGCTCTGTACTCTGCTCACAATGAGTTTGAGGCTTCGCAGGGACATCCTAACTGGTCTTGGGCCCAGGGTTCTCTATGGGCTCAGGCGTGGGATCAGTCTGCGCATATCAGTCCTGGACGTGCTACGGTTCTTGCTGCCAACGATCAGCAGCCCATCGGGCCGATCAAGCCTCAATGGTCTCCAGGCCACCAGGTGGTCGATCCACTGAATGTGGCTCAGCGTGACCAGTACCTGAACGACAAGAACAACCCGCTGCATGCGGGTATGCAGATTGCTTCGGGTGGTGAAGATGCTGCCATTGATTGGTATGCTGATCCATCCAACCACATCACCAAGGCTGCTGGTGTGATCCGCGCCCTGAAGGATGCTCCTATCGTGTCTACAGACACGGTGGCTCAGAAGCTAGATAAGATCGCTTCTGATTCTGGTCAGCAGTTCGACCAGGATGTTGCAAACGGCCGCTACAACTTTGCCTCCCTTGCGGAGCACCCGATGGTCAAGGGATCTCCCCACCAGCCCAACCCTTTCCGCTACACTACCGCTGCTCTACTTGATGCTGCCAAGACTCCTGGTGAGTCTAGGATGATCCGTCAGATTCTGGCGGGAATTCCTCAGGTTTCCAGCTCTGCCCTAGACATGCTGGCTACTCAAAATGAGAACTTGGCAAACCAGATCTCTAATGCTCTTATGCCGCTTGAGGTGGAGCAGAACTATGCTCTTACTTCGGCAGTCGAGGGTGATCGTGATGAATGGCTTCAGAAGGTAGCCCAGACTAAGGTCAAGGCTGCTCAGGCGCAGATTGCTGACAATGATATCGTAGCAAACCGCCTGTCCCAGATCTTCGGTGCACAACAGTCTATCACTAAGACTTCGGCGCTGACTAACCGCCTGGCTGAGCTGAAGGGTGCTGGCAAGTATGTCAACACCCGCGATACTTCTATCGTGCACATCTTCCAGAATGCTCGTTACAACTACCCAATCCGTATCTATCAGTCTCTGACTGATAGGGTTCCAGGCCTTATCAACCACAATGAGGACAACGCGGTTGAATACGCACGTACGTGGCTGAACAAGTCCTCCACGCTCACACCAGAGCAGAAGGTTGACTACGTACAGCGCTACGCTAACGCAACTGTAGCTCAGCGTCAGCAGATCTGGACCAGCATCGAGAACGATGTTTACAAGAACGTCGGTGACCGCTTCGGTATCTCTGATAACCAGATGGCCAAGATTCTTACTACCACACGTAAGAAGGGTCAGACCATCTACCAGGCTGCCAAGTCTCGTGCGTATGGTGAGATCAATGTTCCTGGTATGGATCCTCAGGGTGTGCTTCCTACCGCCGATGAGCAGATCATTGCTCATCCGCAGCTGATCACCCAGCTGGAGTCTGGTGCTGTTCCGCTGGCTAACCTCAAGCAGCTGGAGAACGCGCTAGAGCGCATGCAGGACAGCGGGGTACTCGCCCCTCTACGAAGCGCCTACGCAACGTCTAAGGATGCTCTGGGCTATGCTCTGGACAATATCTATGGTGTATGGAAGCCTGTCACTCTGATGACCGGTCACCGTGCCTTCAACCACATTGGTGACGACTTCCTTCGCGGAGTTGCTAAGGTTGGTGCGCTGGCTTCGCTGCGTAACCTACAGGATGGTTTCGGAAACTTCCTTCGCAACAATGGTAACCGCCTGACCAACAACATGATCGTGAACAACGTCATGTCGAAGCATGATCAGATGATCGGTCTTGCAAAGAATGACTACGAGGGCCTGCTCAATCAGTATCGTACGCAGAAGGCTCTGGGATGGCGAAACGTCCCTAAGGAAACTCGTATCAAGGCTTCTGACCTCTTGGCCAAGAAGCAGTACTACAATAACTTGAAGAAGATGAAGTTTGACTTCATCAACCAGACCCATCGTCTGGGTGAGCGCACGTTCACTATCGCGGGCTCTCCTGAGCGCTGGGATGAGGCCTTTGGTGGCCCTAATGGAGACTACTACCGTTGGGTCTCCAGTTCTCATCCTGCCTTTATGAGCACTATCGATGGTGCGTCTAAGATGACGCACTCTATGCAGATGGCCATTCGTGGTCCTGGCTTCGCTACCATCTCTGCTGTTGATGATGCTGAGAAGCACACACCCGCTTACGTTCACTACATCCGCAACCAGCTACTGCCTGATCCTGTAGCCAAGCAGATCATTGCTGGCAAGGACCTGGATGCTGTATCACAGTGGATGACAGGAACCTCTGAGGGCCGTCAGTACATGAAGGCCCTGCATGTTGGTGATCCTGATGTGAAGGTCAACGAGGTTGCTTCCATGGTGAAGCAGTATCTGCCCTTCGATGGCATGCGAGATGCTGCTTTGGCTGGTAAGTTCAATGCCAAGACTATTGAGCAGTTCATGCCAGACGCCAAGATGCGACCTGATATCAATGCTAACATCGCTGCACTTGTGCACGGTGGAGATGGCCCTACCAACATCCTGAAGAAGTCTACCGAGTGGCTGATGGAGATGACCGGCACTATGCCGGATGACATCATTGTTCGCCACCCGCTATACAACACGCTGTACAAGTCTCGTCTTACTGACAGCGTGCAGTCTTGGATGAGGGACACAGGTGAGTCTGTTCTGGCTAAGAGCGATCGTGATATGCTTGTGGCAGCCGCTCACGCGGGTGCGCGATCTGACCTGAAGAACCTGGTCTATGATGTGTCCCGCTTCAACGATATGGGACATACGCTTCGCTTTGTGAGTCCGTTCTTCAATGCTTGGTTCAACGCCATGAGTACTTGGTCCAAGCTGATCATGGAGAATCCAGGACTACTTGGGCGTGCCTACCAGGCTAAGCGCCTGCTGTGGAACTCTCCGTTCACCATCGATAATACCACTGGGCAGAAGGCTAATGTCAACACGCCATGGGAGAACACCTCCTTTGTGCTTCACATGCCCAAGGCTCTGGCTGGTTCTCTTGGTGGGCTGACGGACGTTCCTATCGATGCGAAGACTCTAGTGTCTCCGACCTACATCGATGCTATCGGCAATCCTGGGTTCGGTCCTCTGGTGGCTGTTCCAGCCAACCAGATCGTGAAGGATCACCCTTCTCTGATGAACAACGCTGTTGTTCGTTCCATGCTGAACAACATGGTGGATCAGAACAGTATGCAGCAGATTCTTCCCTCGGGAGCGAATGATGTTGTAGCGCTATCCAACCTATTGGTTGGTAGTCCTGATTCTTCCTCTCAGTATGCGAAGAACGTGTGGTCCATCTACCAGGAGCAGTACTACGATTACCTAAATGGTCAGCGGACTACACCGCCTGACTGGGGAAACATTGAGAACACAGCGAAGTATCTGACAGTGGTGGATCTATTCGCTAACCGTCTATCTCCGCTAGGATTCAAGCCAGCTCCTTCTCACCAGTACTTGATCGATGAGTATCGAAGGATGCAGGCAGCTGATTCCAAGAACGCCCGCCAGGACTTCTATGATAAGTATGGCAAGGCTGGCATGGTGTTCACGCAGTCGCTAGCTACAGATCCCTCTGGGATCTCGGCAACTGTAGGAGCATCGGTAGCCGTACGAAAGTATGCAGGCCTGCTGAAGCAGTTCCCTGAACTCTCCGCCGCTATTGTGGGGCCAGAGGGAAACGGAAACTTTGACCAGATGGCCTATGACTGGCAAGTGTCTCAGGGGCTTCGACAGAAGCTCTCTCCACAGGATGCCGCCAAGCAGGCTCAGATCAATACCGGTTGGGCTCAGTATGGCCAGCTATCTGCTCAGGTTCAGTCGCTGCTATCCGCACGAGGATTGACTAGCGTCAATGACCCAAAGGCCAAGGACCTGAAGGCCTACCTGAACAACTTTGTAGCAGCTACGGGTGATCCGCAGGACACCCGCTACAACCCTGAGTTCTACACGAACTACGGTGCATACAACCAGAACGATTACATGAACCGTATTCAGGGGCTGTTCCAGATTGCTCAGGACCCAGCTCTACTGTCCAATCCGATGCGAAGTGACATCCGCTCTCTGCATGCCTATTCTCAGATCCGAGACACCATCTACGCTGCTCTCCAGAAGCGCAAGGCTAAGACCTTGACAGCTGCATCCAATGCGGATCTGGCTCAGGAGTATGACAACTGGGTGGCTGATCGTATGCAGGCGGATACCAAGTTTGCGCAACTCTATGATCGATTCCTACGCAAGGATGACTGGAAGGAACCCATGCACTAATGGCTAATCCAACTCCTCCCCAGCCATCCCCAGGCCCTTCGCTAGGAGCAGCGCCCGCTGATCAGGGCAACCCCAATGCTCCAGCCAATCTAAACCCTGCCAGTCCGAATAGTGGCCTAGTCCAGAACGTCCAAGTAGACTCTGCTGGAACTACTCTGCCTCAGGCCACTATCACGGTCAACGGTAAGGTCATCACACTGACACTGAACTCCAACATCAAGGGCAACATGCCTGTTGGGGCTACAGTGCACGGTGGTAGTTACGAGAATTTCAACACCGCGCTGGGCTCTATTGAGACCTGGTACGGCAATGCGAATCAGCGTCAGAAGTACATCGACGAGATGTACCAGGCTGGTCTTATCACCAGCAAGAAGGCGCCAAGTGCATCTGAGGTAGCGCTAGCCTGGCAGATGGTTGTCCAGGAAGCCGCGCTTCAGGTATCTGATCCTAATGGCGATACGTCCATGTACTCGCCGGATGAAGTACTCGCTAAGGCAGCCCAGACGGGCTGGAACAACATCAATGCAAAGCAGGCTCCCGGGGATGTCGGTGTCATTGGCAACGGAAACCCGAACAACTCTGCGAGCACAGACTCGCAGACAGAGACTGTCTATAAGTCGTACGTTGACCCAGCAACCGCAGCTGGTACGCTAGCGGATTCCTACTTTCGACTGATGGGGCGCAACCCAACCCAGTCCGAGTATCAGGCATTCTTCAACAGCCTGTATCAGTATCAAAGTGAGGAAAACACCGGCAAGTTCGAAACCACTGAAAAGGGTTCGAGCGTGGGTCAGGTCGATCCTTCTACAGGTATGCCGGTGGACCAGTCTGGATCTACAGGTGGTACCTCTACGCTCACGAATACTGTGTCTCAGCGTGGCATTGCTCAGCGTGGTATTCAGTTCCTTGCCGGACAGCAGGCTCTCCAGTCTCCCGAAGAGGGAGCCTACCAGGCAGCTACAACTTACTTCAATGCCTTCATCAAGGCACTTGCTGGCCCCGCTTCCGGAATGGAAGCATCCGGACCGACCACTACCGTCCCATAGTCCAACGACTATTCGGGTTGAAGGCCAGAAGACTGTCCGGGTGGTAGCCCCACCCATCCATAGAACCTATCACCCGGCAGTTTCACCCCCAACACATGAGGAGTCTGGTCACGTGGCTACAGTTTCTGGTGATGATGTCTTCCACTACCTGGAGCAGTTCATCGGACAGCCCTATGTGTGGGGCGGTCAAGCTCCTGGTGGCTTCGACTGTTCGGGTTTGATGTGGTACGGTTATCAGCACTTCGGGATGAACATCCCTCGTACTTCCAATGCTCAGATTGCTGCACTTCGCTCTATCCCTATGGGACAGGCGCAGGTTGGAGACCTTGTCTTCTTCGACTCCTCCAACAATGGCACATCTGATCACGTTGGTATGTATGCTGGTAATGGTATGGTTCTGGTTGCCGACCACACGGGAACAACTATTCATGTGGTGCCTGTCTCTACAGAGGCTCGAATCACAGGAGTTGGCCGTGTCGGTGGTGTTGTCAACACCAATGTGTTTGATGGCGGTCTGACACATGCCACCTCTGCTGGCTTCACAGGAGTGAATGGTGCAGACTACAGTGCGCTTCTTCCAAGCGCACGCCCAACCTATGATCTGTTTGGGTCACTTGGTCTACAGTCTCCCAACTCCAGCACGTTGAATGAGAACTATGGACTAGCAGCTTCCTTCATGGAATCTGATCCTGAACTGGCCAACATCTACAGTGAGGCTGTGGCAGGCACCTGGTCTACTGATAAGTTCCAGGCTGCATTGCAGAACACTGACTGGTGGAAGGCAAACAGCGATAGTGCCCGCAAGGTGCTTCAGGAGAAGACCGCTGATCCGGCAGCCTACAACCAGGACATGCAGAACAAGACCCTGGAACTCACTGATCTGGCTTCCAAGCTAGGTGTTCACCTGTCCTCCACGGGTATGTCCTCCCTTGCAAATCTCGCCCTCGTCACCAACATGAATGACAGTCAGATCAATGCCTATTTGTCCAAGTACTTGGAGCTGTCTCAGCAGGGACACTTCAGTGGCTATGCCGGGCAGGTTGAGCTTGGTGTACGCGAGTATGCTCGCGAGATGGGCGTCCCTGTCACGGATGACTATGTGGAACGCGCAGTCTCTGGCATTGTCGCTGGAACGGATAGCCTACAGGCCCGCCGAGCGAATATCCAGACCATTGCTGCGCAGACGTTTCCGGCTTATGCCAAGGAAATCAACGATGGTATGACCGTAGGTCAGATCGCTGCTCCTTATCTCGCAGCACAGGCAAAGCTCTGGGAGGTTGATCCTAACAGGATTGACCTGTTCGATCCTACGCTACGCGGTGCTCTACAGAGCACCACTACACAGGGCCAGGATGCAGTTCCCTCTCAACTTCCGCTGTACGATTTTGAGAAGCAGTTGCGAAGCAACGCCAAGTGGTTGTCCACGAACAACGCCCGTGAGTCCATGACTCAGACAGCAGGACAGGTTCTATCGGACATGGGTCTTGTGTCTGGCGACCTTGGGCCTACTCCGCAGACAAGCCCTCAGAGCGTTACAGACAACTCGCGAGCCAACTTCGGTGGTCTTAGTGGCAGCACCAACTTCCCAACCCTTCAGGGACAGCAGCAGGCCCCTCCAACACAGGCTCCTACAGCCAGCTCCCTGGCTCCTGATACAAGCTTCCAGGAGAAGTAATGGTTAACGTTCCACCCCAGTACATGCAGTGGGTTGCTGATGCTGCGAAGCAGCTGAACATTCCAGTAGCTGTGGTGGCTGCTCAGATTGACCATGAGTCTGGATTCAACAACAATGCGGTTGGTCAGTTCGGCGAGAAGGGTATCGTTCAGTTCCTTCCTTCCACATGGGCTGACTGGTCCAGTGGAAGTCAGACAGATTTGAAGGCTGAGCTGAGCGCCTACGTCGGCTACATGCGAAAGCTCCTTGAGCAGAACAAGGGAAACCTGTACCTAGCACTGTCTGCTTACAATGGCGATACAAGTGGTAAGGCAGGCTATGCCAATACGATTCTATCTGAGGCCAACCTGCCAAACCTGGGGCAAGCTACCACGGATAACTCAGGCATCAGCCTGAACAATAGCAACGTATCTCAATTCATTCCTGATAACCAACCAGTGCTATCTTTGGATCAGCTACGCTCTGAGTATCCTACGGTTGCCGCCCTCATTACTGCCGTACCTGAGCTTCAGGGCATTTACAACCAGGCTGTATCCGGAACATGGTCTACAGACAAGTTCATTGCAGCTATTCAGAATAGCCATTGGTGGGCTACCACAAGTGCTACAGCCCGTCAGGCTTTCGCCACTATGAAGTCTGACCCGGCCACCTGGAACCAGAACATCAACAACCTTCAGACACAGATGACAGCCACGGCTGCTCAGCTTGGTGTTCAGTTGACTCCCCAGCAGGCACAGCAGATCGCTATTGATGCGATCACCAACGGGTACGATCAGAACACTGCGGTGCTTGACCAGAAGATGGCGGCCTTTCTGAAGCCTGTATCCGGCAACCACTTCGGTGGTCAGGCAGGTTCCTACGAAGACCAGATCCGCCAGTCTATGATGGACCTTGGCGTGTTCATGCCTGAGTCTCAGCTGGATCAGCAGATCCAGCAGATTGTGGCTGGTAAGCAGTCTGTGCAGGGTGTGTCGGCCCAGCTTCGCACACAAGCAGCCTCTATGTATCCGGCCTATTCTAAGCAGATCAATAGTGGCATGAACCTATCCGATATCGCCTCTCCGTACATGCAGCGTGCGCAGCAGCTGCTTGAGATGGGTCCTGGATCCGTCAATATTCAGACACCTATGATCAAGTCTGCGTTGCAGTATACGCAGGATGGGCAGCCTACGGCTATGCCCATGTATGATTTTGAGAAGCAGGTTCGTCAGGATCCACGGTGGATGTCCACCGACAATGCACAGGACGCATTTATGGCCAATGCTCATCAGGTGTTGGTAAACTTCGGCTTTGAGTACTAGGAGAACCTATGGCAACAGCCCCGGGCCAGCAGGCTCCCATGCCTTCTGGTGCGCAGTTCTCTGGTACCTCCAATGCTACACGTGCTGCCTCCGCTACACACACCTATACCATTAAGGCAGGCGATACGCCTGCTACTATCGCAGCCAGGCTAGGTATCCCAGTAGCTACGCTGTTGAAGTATAATCCGAGCATTGAGCACAACGGCAAGCGAGTTCCGCTTGTTGCAGGCATGTCCTTGTCCAATGGTACACTGTACTACCCGATGGGAAACTCGGGATCACCTGCTCCAAGCAACCTGTCTCCATTGGAGCAAGAGCTACAGGGTGTTCCTGGACAGGAACGAGATGCCTATGCTGCGCTCACCACGCTGTTCAATTCGTATGGACTGGGCTCGCTAGCCCCGAAGATTCTTCAGTATCTTCAGAATGGCTATGGGAGCGACACCATCACGGTGCTGCTTCAGCAGACACCAGAGTACAAGCAGCGGTTCGCGGGGAACGATGCCCGTACCAAGAACGGTCTACAGGTTCTGACACCTGCCGAGTATCTGTCCACAGAGGCATCCTACAAGCAGCTTCTTCGGCAGAATGGTCTCAGCGACCACTTCGATAATCAGTCGAACTTTGCTGAGTGGATTGGCAAGGACGTGAGTCCTACCGAGTTGCAGGATCGTGTGAACATGGCTGTCCAGGCCACGACACAGGCACCACCTCAGGTGACCCAGTACTTCAACCAGTTGGGTATCGGCACTGGTGATCTGGCTGCCTACTTCCTCAACGATCAGAACCCAACTCCAGCCCTTCAGCTGAAGTTGAACCAGGCTCAGATCGGTGGAGCAGCACTCCAGCAGAACCTTCAGATCAGCGCAGCTGACTCTTTGAAGTACGCCCAGATGGGTGACACTTACCAGCAGGCACAGAGTGCATACCAGCGTATCGCTGATATCCTCCCAACTGCACAGAAGCTATCCCAGATCTACAGCTCGCAGGTTCCCGTCAACCAGCAGACTCTTGAGCAACAGTACCTTGGCTCCAGTGGCCAGGCACAGTATGCTGCGGAGCAGCTGGGCAAGCAGGAAACAGCAGCCTTCTCCGGTGAGTCCGGAGTCCAGAAGTCCTCGTTCCAGCAGCAAACTGCTGGCGCACCAGGGTTCTAGTTTGATTAGTTCTATTGATACACCTTCGGGTGTATCAACTTGGGCCTTTAGTGATAACGGAAGCACATCCGGCTTGCACCCGGAGGGTCGGGGTTCGATTCCCCGTTGGTCCACACCGATACGTCTTACTCAGCAACGTGTTCGTGTATACAGTCTGAGACATCATATCAAAGTATCCGTCAGGCATCCCCGGCTTGGCGCGGCTTAAAATGGGAGTAGCAAGGAATGACTAACGAGTGGGAAGACCCTAACGAGTCTGAGGGCATGAAGAACATGCGCAAGCAGCTCAAGGAGCAGGCCAAGCTGATCAAGCAGTACCAGGATCAGCAGGACCAGTACCAGCAGCAGATGCGTGGAAGTGTTCTAGCTCAGGCCCTAACCAGTCGTGGCCTGGATGCGAAGGTAGCCAAGTTCTACCCTGCGGATCTAGGAACGGACGATGAGTCCGTGGACAAGTGGTATAACGAGAACAAGGATGTTTTCGGGAAGGTACAGCCCGTAAGCACTTCTGGTTCCACCGAAAGGGATACCACACTTTCTGATGCGGAGCAGCGTGGTTACCAGGCCTTCAAGGATATGGAAGCCTACGACGCCCGTACAGTTCAGGACTTTAAGTCCCAAATGGACCAGATCAAGATGGATGGACCCTATGATGGTGAGCGTGCAGCAGCCGAGCTGCTTGCCCTGCTCCAGTCTAACGGGGTGAACATCTCCTCTATGTAAAAAGGACTAAGCCAAAATGGCTAATGCGTATACATCCACCAGTGCGGTGGCTGCGCTTGTCCAGACTGCATATGACCGACTGGTTGAATTCCAGCTACGTGCTCAGCCGCTCCACCGTGAGATTGCTGACAAGCGTCCTGCACAGCAGGACAAGCCGGGTTCTTCCGTCGTCTTCAGTCTGTACAACGACCTGGCGACAGCTACCAGCACTCTGACTGAGACTGTTGACCCTGATGCGGTTGCTATCGGTAACCCTTCCACGGTCAGCGTGACTCTGGCTGAGTACGGTAACGCCGTGCTTCGCACTCGTCTGCTGAACCTGTTCAGCTTCTCCGACATCGATCCGGCTATCGCCAACATCGTTGCGTTCAACATGGTTGACTCCATTGACGCTGTGGTGCTGAACGTGCTGATCGGTGGAACCAACGTCATTCGTGAGCAGGGTGGCTCTATGAGCCTCTCCGGTGGTGCCAACGGCTCCATCACCTCGACTGACATCATGCAGTCCCGCGACGTTCGCGCCGCTGTGACTAAGCTTCGTACCGGTAAGGCTATGCCTCGCAAGGGCAGCCTCTACTGGGCTGCGATCCACCCGGAGGTTTCCTACGACCTGCGCTCTGAGTCCGGAACTATCGCTGGTTGGCGTGCACCGCACGTTTACTCTGCGCCTGGCTCTATCTGGGCTGGTGAGATCGGTGAGTATGAGGGTGCCTACTTCGTAGAGACTCCTCGTGCCTTCAACGACACCACTGGCTCCGGTGCAACCCGTGTCTTCTACACCCTGTTCGCAGGACAGCAGGCGCTGGCTGAGGCGTGCTCTGAGGACTTCCACGTGGTGATCGGTCCCGTGGTTGACAAGCTGATGCGTGCACGTCCGATCGGCTGGTACGGTGTGGCCGGTTGGAGCATCTACCGTCAGGCGGCCCTGTACCAGGTCCGTACGACTTCGAGCATCCACACAACGTAAGGTTAAGATGGCTACAATCAAGTTCTCCGCGACTGCGACAGCCCCAGCGGCAACCTCTATCACTGTCCCGTTTGGTGGTAGTCCGGCCGTGGGGGACTTGATTGTGGTCTTCCTTTTCGTTGACAACGAGATCATCACTCATCAGCCAGGGTGGGCAAGTGAATTCACAGCGACTCCCAATCCATGGTTCGAACTCGATAGTCTTCGAGCACCAGACAGCTCTACCCTCTCCGGATGGTATCACACCTGGAACGCCAGTGACAGCGGAACTTCCGCCACGTTCACCTTCGTACCAGCGCCGACCCTTGGTGTCGGAGACAAGGATCTCCCCAACACAAATGCTGTGGCTATTGCTGTTGTCTTCAACGGAGCCAACTCCACTGCGCTATTGGAGCACAGCATCTACGGATCGGGGCAGGACCTCGTCCTGAACACCCTGACATCACCGACTAAGAAGGCTGCAAGCCTGAACCTGGTATGTGGTGCTTCGAACAACTCTCTTGGTCCCTGGACCAATAGTGATGGCAGTGCCTCCGCTGTGCAGTCTGTCACACTCAATGCTGGCGATGGCCTTACTATGGCTGTGTGGTCCAGGCCTTCCACGCCTGCTGGCTATCGCACCCGTCTCACGCTCATTGAGTTTGATGGGGCAAGGTCTCTTCTGACAGAGTCTGTCTCGGTGAGTGACAACCAGCCCCAGCTTTACAACCCCCCATTCATTGAGGAGGGTCCAATGGGGCAGAACATGCTAATGTTCCGTTACCGTATCAATCGTTTCTTCACCGTTCTCAACAACGGTGGAGTATTCAGCGCCCAGCGCTATCAGTCTACAGATCAGATTGCAGCAGCAACCCAGGTCTTCGTGAACAACCAGCCGATCACTTCAACTGATCGAACCAACATTCTAGCCTCCGGTGTCGGAGGAGATTTCCAGGCGGTAACATAGTGGCTGCCAATAAGAAGAAGCCAGTCAAGTCTGCCAAGCAGATCACTCAGGTGAAGAAGGCTGTGCCCGCTGTTAAGAAGGCCACTGTCAAGAAGGCAGTAGCTAAGCGTACAGTCTCTCCGCCTACTAAGGGCAAGAAGCCAGCTACAACTGGCAAGGACATGACCCGTATGGGTCCTACACCACGTCCAGGTAGCCAGTCGATTCCTTACCAGGGTCCTGGCCCAATCGGATCAGGAGTATTCTAAGATGGCTGGAACTCCAGGCACTCCTCGTTTCGGCATCAATGCCGACCAGACGCCTACTAAGACAGGTGCTGATGGAACATCTATCATGACCCTGCCGAAGAATGGCAACAAGTGGACTGAGACCCACTTCATGTACAACCCTGCTCAGAAGTCTCGCGCTATGGGCACCACTCGTGGTGCTGATCCGGGCCACGATCCTGAGTATGTAGAGCACCAGGCCAACTACATGTGCAACCATGATGGCTGGATGGGTGGAAACACCACAGTGATCAACCTGGATGAGCGTAAGGTTCTTACAAACACCCTTTATTCCGTTGAGTGTGAATGGGCAGACCCGGGCACTGATGAGACCTCTGCCAACGGTTGGGCACCCTCTCAGACTCATGGAGCCTTCGACTAATGGGCTACGACAGCTTGTATCGGGAACGTGCACACCTTGCCTCCTTGGTGTCTCGCATGTATCCCTCTGAGTGGTGTGTGGATGAAGACAATGGTGAGGATTGGAAGATCCTCTATGTCCACACACCTGAAGGCCAGGTATCCTGGCATATCGCTTCTATTGACTGGGATCTCTTCGGTCATGTAACTAAGAGCAGCCGTGCTGCTAATGAGATTTGGGATGGGCATGACGCGGATGAGAAGTACCGTCGAATCGGTTTGCTCTACAGGTTGCCCCACCCAGGACCATAAGTCCTACGGTGAATGCATGCGCTCTAAGCGCCAGATGGTGGGATTCGCCCGCAGTGCCTACGGTGCTGACAAAACCAAGGACAACCTACACGAGCGGGAGCTGAGCCTCTACCGTGAGCTACGAGCCCAGGGTATCCAGCCTGATGGTACAGGAATGGCTAAGCTCAAGTTCGCAGAGCGAATGTCAGCGGAGACCGGTATGGCCTATGGTCGTGACTTCCAGGTTGCTCCGAACGGCAAGGGCGGTTATGACGCCGTTTCAAACGAGACTGTCAAGCAGGTGACTGCTATGGTTGATCAGTCTTCCGATATGCAGACTATTCGCGATACCGCGAAGGGAATCATCTAATGGCATCCGCAGCTCCGTTTCTCCACTTCCAGAACCAGACTGCCACCAACACCGGACTGGTGCTCGACCTGGACACTGGCCTTGCCAGTGGCACTTGTCAGGTTACTGCTAGCACTGGAACCACTGCTGGTGCTGTCACTGTTCTGGGCTCTGTAGATGGGGTGAACTATGTTCCGCTCAACAACGCCATTCTCACTGGCAAGCTTGGGGCGGGAACCACTCTGTCTGCTGGCATTGTGAGCTTCACTGGACCAGGCAGCGCCTTGGTTTCTTTCTCTAACGCAGGTGGCGCGGTGCGCTTCCTCCGTGCTGATGTCACTACCACCATGGTTGGTGGTACCGCTACCGCCTGGTCTCTAGGACGATAAATGCCAACACTTCAGAACCTGGTTGACCGTGTTCGTCAGGAGCTTGCAGGCTTCTCCCAGAACCAGCAGCAGTTCACCTCTCTTGCTGCGAACATCAACAACTCGCAGACTTCCTTCACCGTGGCTGATGCCACACAGGTTTCGCGTGGAACCATTGAGGTGGACAATCAGGAACTGATGCTTGTGCAGTCGGTGAACCAGACTACTAACACAGTGAATATCTCATCCTTCGGCCGTGGTTATTCTTCAACCACGGCTAGTTCCCACCTGCTCGGAGCCAAGATTGAGAACTCTCCGATCTGGCCGACAGTTCGACTGACAGAGGCTATCAACGATGCCATCCGCTCCGTCTACCCCCAACTTTGGGCGATCAACACCGCGTCGATCCCCAAGATCTCCGTCGTCTACGAATATGGACTCCCCGCCGATGCGGAGGAAGTCATCTCGGTCCAGTACCAGCTCATCGGTCCGTCGCACGTCTGGCGGTTCGCGCAAAACTGGCGCTTTGTAGGACAGGCCAACATCGCCACTGGCGAGCTTGGCTCCACTGGTAAGTCTATCTTCATTGGTGATGACGTTGTGCCGGGTAGGCAGATCTTCGTTACCTACCGCAAGGAACCAACGGAGTTGGTCAACCTTACAGATGACTTCGCTACGATCACGGGTCTTCCGGCTACTGCACAGGATGTCATCGTGTATGGCGCCTGCATGAAGCTCTCCCCCCAGCTTGAGGGTCCACGTCTCTCTATCACCTCTGTAGAGGCCTCTGAGCGTGCTCAGTACACGCAGCCTGGTGCTGCCAGCAAGGTGTCCCAGTATTTCGGCCAGCTCTATCTACAGCGCCTGGAGCAGGAAGCTGCGAAGCAGCGTGACCGTTTCCAGATTCCATCCCACTTCGACTTCTAAGGGTCAACATGCCAACTGGTCAGCAGTATGCAACCAACGTGCCCCAGACTTTCATTACTTCGGGTATCACATCGGTTGCCACAACCATGCCGGTGGCGTCTACACTTGGCATGCCTGCCGTTCCTTTCACTGCGGTCCTTGACATTGGCCAGTCGAACCAGGAACCTGTAGACGTAACCAACATTGCCGGTCTGAACCTTACGATCACTCGTGCCATTGATGGCACAACAGGCCTGGCCCACAACGTGAACGCCACGGTGACCCATGGTAACATTGGTCGTGACTTCCGAGAGTCACGCTCTCACATCGATGCATCCTCTTCCCCGGATGCATCTGGCCACGCTGTTCATGGTCTTACTAGTAGTTCGTCTGTGGTGGGAACCACAGACTCTCAGACACTGACCAACAAGGTCATCAGTAGCGGACAGTACACTGGTGCTCAGACTATGGGCTCTGGTGCTTGGTCCGGCACTGGCAGTGTCACAGAGGGCTTCTTCCGTTTCACAGGGCTCACAGGAGCTACAGCCCAGACTAGCGGTCTCGTGGGTGCCTTCAGCACAGCTGCCTCTACAACTGGTCCCTCTTCGGGAACATTCAATACTGGTGACATCGTAGTTGACACTACGTTCAACTCCCTGTGGATCTGCACAGCTGGTGGAACTCCCGGAACATGGACACCTCTTGGTGGTCGTGTGAAGTTGGGAACAACTGCTCCGACTGGTGCCTCTACCACAATCAACGTTCCTTCCTGGGTGAACACTATCCAGGGTGCATACACTGCCCGCACCAACAATGCTGCAACTGGTGGTTTCGTCAACCTTCAGTTCAACGGTGACAGTGGAAACAACTACGCTTGGGAAATCGTCCTGGCGAACACTGCTACTGTGAGTGGTCAGAACAGCGCTGGCGCTGTCAGCATGATTCACATTGGTGCCAAGACAGCTGCTAATGATACGGCTAACTACTTTGGCTCCGGTAGCTTCTGGATCCCCAATGCTCAGAGTACATCTATGTTCAAGTCTGCCCATTCCGGATTCAATGCTGTTGGATCTCCGACTAACGGATTCGCGGGAACTATGGGTGGAACGTGGGCTAGCACAGCCGCTATCACTAGCGTGACCCTCCTGCCGGATGCAGGAAACTTCGTAACGGGATCTTCCTTCACTCTGTACGGTTTGGTCTAAGGATTCACATGGGACTTACCAGCTTTCTCCAGAACCAGAATGGCATCCTTCAGCCAAGCCCCGCCGGTATTCTCCCTCTGCCTAGTGCTCTCGCAGCTCTGTACCAGCGTACCGATATTGCATATGACTATGCTCTTGCGGGTATCCCGTTCATTGGTGGTGAATCCCTTCGTGGATCCTACTTCCGTAGGATCTATCAGCGTACCTTCTCTCCGATCCGCAAGGATCAGTTCGACAACCAGCAGGTACCCGGAGAGCAGTCCATCTGGGGTTGGTGGCTCCGTAGCCAGAGCAACTTCAGCCAGGGAGCAGGAACACAGTTCCTGGACACCACGACAGATCAGACCCTTGGCCAGCGATACTTCTACTCTGAAGGTGTGGACATGCTGTCCACCCCTGGGCAAATGAAGCTTCTCCAGCGAACAGTTGCGAACACGTTCACCGGTCCGCTGAAGCTGCGAAGCACACAGCTTAGTGGCCAGGATGGTGTCCTAGCACTAGACATCGGTGGAAAGTCTCTGACTTTCCTGGGCACAAGCACAACAGCTTATGTGATGCCTGGTGGACTTACTGGCCTAGCTAACACATTCACCGATGATGGAACCAACTACTACTTCGCAGACAAGACAGGTATCTACAAGGGAGTCATTGCGACTCCTCTGGTGGCAGCTACAAAGATCTGGAACGTCTCGTCTGCTTCTGCCAACTACGTTCTTGGGTTCGTGAAGGGTCGCCTTGTGGCGGGCATGGACAACAACGTCTATGAGCTTGTAGCCGGATCGCCGCCTACTCTACCAACACCCAAGTTCACTCACCAGAATGCTTCGTATGTCTTCACAGACATCTCGGAGATTGGTCCGGCCATCCTGGTAAGCGGTAATGCAGGTGGCGCTATCAGCCAGGTGCACAAGTTCACGCTTGACTCTGGTGGAGCTATGCCAACGCTTACCTCCGGTATCGTAGCTATGCAGATGCCTTATGGTGAGAAGATTCTATCGATGTATGCCTACATTGGCTACTTCGTGGGCATTGGAACCAACCATGGTTTCCGTGTTGCAGAAGCTGACATCAACGGCAACATCGTGTATGGTCCTCTGATTGTGCAGGATCCCACTAACGTGGGAGTCCAGGCTATCGGTGGTTATGATCGCTTCATGTTCATTGGCAACCAGGGCAACAAGCTTATCCCTCAGCCAGGATGGGTGAACCCACCCGAAGCCTCCAACCATGACATGATCATGCGCATTGATCTGGGTGTGCAGACTTCCACCGGTGGACAGCCTTACTGCAATGACCTGATTGGCGACCTGGCTGTCAGTGGACAGCCTGTGAACAGCATTGCCCCTATGGGCACAACCTCCAACATCGCTTTCGCTGTAGGCGCTTTTGTCTACACACCAGACCTGACCCGTAAGCAGGGCCAGCCCAACGAGAGTTCTGGGTTCTTCTACACTCCCAAGATTCGATTCAACACACTTGAGCCTAAGCACTTCAAGTTTGTCTATCTTCGTCATCAGGATATCCCTGATGGTGGTATCGATATCTATGGGCTTAACCCAAGCCTGACTTCTCCATCTACTATTGCTATTGGTATCAATGGCTCTAGCACTAGTGGCGCGGCGCAGCCGTTCACGATTGGTAATATCGGGAATGCTCAGGAATGGTTCCAGTTCAAGTTTGTAGTCCATCCAGGAACAGGCGACGTTAATTACAGTCCTACCATGAATGGATATCAGCTGAGGGCACTTCCGGGTGTCAGTCGCCAGATTATGATCGAGATTCCGCTGCTCTGCATGGACAGTGAAACCGATCGAAATGGTATCAAGACGGGCTATGATGGCTTCTCATTTGAGCGTATCCAGGCTCTGGAAGCTATCACAGCTTCCGGAAATGTAGTGCTGCTTCAGGACCTGAATTACAATACCAGTAATCTGGTGGTAGTGGACAACTACACATTCGAACAGCAGTCTCCTGAACTGGCAAAGACATCAAGTGCGGGTAATCAGGATTCCAATGCCCGTGGTGGCTATATCATTCTTCAGTGCCGTGTGATCTCTTAAGGAGGATCCGTGACCCTTGCAGCCTTCTTGGAGATTCTTCTGGCTGTCTGTTCTCTGACAGCTGCTGTGGTGGTTGGGCGATCCAGCGTTAAGAAGCATCTCATTGCAGATCTTCAGGCCCTCGTGCTGGTCCACGAACAGACCATTAAGCAAATGAAGAAGGATGGTGCCTTGAAGGATGAACGCATTCGCGTTCTAGAGGAGACAGTCAATGGATACGCCGAGCTGGTTCGACAAGGATATCTCACTGGGGGCAGTGGGCCACGAAGTAGAAACCGTTCAACTTCTGCTAAAACTCCCTAGGACAGGAAGACTAGATGAGGACACACTACGGGCCATCCGGGGATGGCAGCGACTCCACAGACTCCCGGCCACGGGCGTGGTTGACGCAGTCACAGCGCGAACACTCGGTGAACTTCATTGGGTCGCCGATCCAGAGGCTGATGGCCGACGCTATTCGGGAAGCGGAACGGATTGGGTCCGATGGGATGGTTCGAGCGCTTCCAGGACATTCAATCAGCTACCAGGATTCTCTGACGATGTTGGGTTTGGATGACAACACTTAGACTCCTACACGAGTGGTGGGATCAGATCTGGCCCAATGTCGTAGTGGCAGTTCCAGGATTCCTGTGGCACCACCGTAGGATTAAGAAGCATTTGGAAAGGATTCTGAAGTGACCATCGCTTTCCCTGACATCAGTTCATATGAAGATGGTCTGCGTCTTCAGGGTGGAACCGTTGCTGTAATCGCCAAGGCGACAGAGGGTAACTACTACAAGGATGCAGACTTCTTCAACTTCAAGGAGCAGGCGCACAACGTAGGAGCTGTCTTCTCCGGCTACCACTTCCTCAAGGCTGGCATTGATCCAGCTGAGCAGGCCAGGTACTACCACGACTTCGCGGGGAACATTCCTTGCATGTTGGACGTGGAGACTGAGGGAACCAGCAAGCCTGGCGTGGATGTAGTCGTTGCCTTCATTGCGGCTCTGAAGGCCCTTGGGGGCCGTGTGTGGGGCGTCTACTTCCCTAAGTGGTACTGGGAGCAGGTAGGCGGGGATCTGAACCGTCTGACGGCCGCTGGGGCCATTCTGGTCTCCAGCTCCTACACCACCTATTCGGACACAGGTCCTGGGTGGGAAGCCTACGCCACTGGACAGCCAGCACCTACGGTGTGGCAGTACACCAATGCTTTCAGCTACGGTGGCCAGTCTGTAGACTTCAACGCCTACAAGGGCACTGTTCAGCAGCTATCCGATTTGATCAATGGAGACACTATGGATCCTAGCACACCTCTTACCTTCCCAGCACAGGTCACTGGCTGGTACCCGGATCTCGCCAAGGATGGCGGAACATGGACTGGTCAGCAGAGCTTCAATGACCTGATCACCATGATGGCCGGACGCGTTGGACATATCGTCCACGTGGTTGAAACTCTTCAGGCAGAAGTGGCTGCACTGAAGGCTGGTGGCACTGTCACCGGAGCACCTACGGCTCAGCAGAATGCTGCTGAGACCCTGGCAGAGCTGAAGGCGCGTCTGTAATGAAGCGACTACTGCCCAAGTTCACCAAGCACGATCTACAGACTGCGGGCGTCATCTTCCTGACTGCCTTTGCAGGAGCTGTGGTCAAGGGCGGCTCCATCAGTACTGCTCTGATCCTATCCGCAGCCATTGCCGGAGTCAGCGCAGTGGTTCACACCTATCTAGGAAAGGGAGCCTAATGTCTGGCTTCGATGACGTCAACTTCACTACTACAGCTACGCTGACCGCAGCGTACACGGTCACTGACAATGACTACGTGATCCTCTACGATCCGACCAACGCCTACGTGATTACCCTACCAGCTGCATCCGCAGCTCGTAAGGGCCGTCAGTTCACCTTCATTCAGGTGGTCAGCAATGCTGGCCAGATGACCCTGAAGACTGCTGGTGGAACCATCAACGGAACCGCTGGTGGTACTGGTATCGCGGTGACCGCATCTAAGATCGGTCAGTTCGACGTGTTCTGTGATGG